GCTGAATTGAACAAATCGGCATTTAAATATTTTACTGATTTAGAGCCAGAGGTGGCTATAAGTAGAATACTTTCTAGTCAAAACCCAGTTTCTGATTTAGCACAACTAAAATCAATAATTAAAAATGATCCACAGGCTAAATTAGGACTTAAAGCTGGTTTAAGAGATGAAATTTACAATAGAATCACCAACACTAAAGGTTTGGATGATGCTGCTAATACTGTAGATGTAACATCAATAGCTAAAATTAACAATTTACTAGGTGATGTTAAATTTCAAAATGTTTTAAAAGGTATTTTTAACAAGTCTGAAATAAATGCTTTAAATAGAGTTAGACAAAGACTGACTGAGTTAGAAAGAATAAATATACAAACAACTAAAGGCAGTAGTACAAATCCATTACAACAAGATACAGCTAGAGTTAAAACAGTTTTAGCTTCTTTTTATGGTATTGTTAAAGGTAGGGGTGTTTTTGCTATAGGTAGTTATTTGGGTGATATTATAAGAGGCGGTACAGCAAAACAAGTTGCAGAGGATGTTCTTACAAAAGCTATGCTTGATCCAGAGTTTGCTTTACTAATGCTTAAAGCTGATACAAGGCAAAATCAAATAGCTGCAAGAACTTATATACTTAATAACTTCCCAGAAATTTTAGAGGGTGAAGATTCTGAATAACAATAGTCATTATGACAAGAGCAACGGAGAGAATAGGTAGGAGTGGCGAATACCTAACTTGCTCCGTGATAGCAAGGGAAACCGATACTGTAACGATTATGCCTCATGGTTCTCATGCTGATATAATCTATGAATACGATAACCAAATGTATCGTTGCCAAGTCAAAACAGTAACTCATATAGAAAAAGGCAGAATAAGTTGGCGGTTTGATCTACGCAAAGGATCACATAGCAAGACTCGTAAATATCAAGACAATACAATAGATGTCTTTGCTTTGGTTAATCTTAAATATCAAAATGTCTTTTTCTTACCTTTTAATAATTGCAAATATCTTCAATATTCTGTACACGACCACGTTATGAAAACAGTTGATTCAATCCAAAGTTTCAAGGATGCTATGGAGTCCATGACATTGACAGATGGGCGACAGATAGGCATATCAGTCCATGATATACCTCTTCCAGAAATGGCGGTAAACAGCTAGTTTTTAACAGTTCGGGGAGTAGCGCAGTCTGGTAGCGCAGATGAATACACTAACATCACATCATTTCTTATCATTACTTTTTATCACTAATTTTCCTTGTTTTCTTTACAAATCTTAAAGTATAATTTACTTCATAGGTAACAACGCTACTCATCTTTTCGATGAATCTTGACAGATGGGTGACAGATGGAGGGTAAATGGCAACAAGATATACAACCGATAAACAAGTAAATGGATTACGCATCTATCCAACAGGATATTATGTTTACTACCGCATGAATGGTAAGCGTAAAGAGATGAAGATAGCTAATAAAGATATACCAATCAATGTAGCTAGAAATATAGCAAGACAAAAACTAGGTGAAGTAGCATCTGGTATTGATCCTTTAGCAGTTAAAAAAGCAGATGTAGAAGCAATAACATTGAATGATGCTTTTGAACTAAAGTTAAAAGATTTATTTGATAACAATAAGAAGTGTGTGCATTTAAAAGATGGCGAGATAGACGGAGAGCCAAAAAGAATGTGGGATAAAGATGTTAGAAATACACTTGGTAAATCTAAACTAGAAGATATTGAGACAGGGGATATTACTAAATTACATATTAAGATTAGCAAGAGAGCCAAGTATCAAGCTAATAGAGTAGTTCAGCTTATCAGTTCTGTGTTTGAACACAGCATTAGATTATCTTTGGTTAAATATAATCCAGCTAAATATGTAAAAAAGAATCCAGAACTAGAACGTCATAGGCCTTTAACAGATCAAGAGTTTGCTGAGATAAACAAACAATTAAATATCATAGAGTCACAAACACATGAAAGACACTTGAACGCAATCAAGTATATAAGACTATGTATCTTGACTGGTGGTAGATGTGCTAGTGAAATCGGAGCTGCAAAGTGGTCAGATTTAGATGGTAATAAGCTAGTCTTACAAGAACATAAAACAGACTATCAAGGTAAACCTAGAATCATACATTTAAACAGTCAAGCTATGGCTATTATTAATTCATGCGAAAAGACAGGAGAAACAATACTTGGTGTTAAGTATCCATTTCGTATGTGGGATAAGATTAGAAAAGCAGCTGGGTGTCCAGATGTAACGCTACATGATCTAAGACATAACTTTGGTACTATGGCTGGGGAGAGAATGAAACTAGAAGATGTTAAGACTCTTATGGGACATAAAAGTATTAAAGCTACTGAACGCTATCGTAAAACTAGAGAGCATATAGCAACCGAAGAGATGCAGAATGTCGGAAACTATATGCAAAAGATAATGATGTCTAATTAGAAAGTTTTGCAATTACTTTATCGGTATATTTTTGAACATACTTTGGTAATTCAGCGGTCTCATTCTTTGGATAAACCTCAACATAATCAAAATCACCTTCTCCAAACCATCTTTGAATTTCAACTCTTGATGTATCATCACCAGAAATGGACACAAAATCTGATATAACTCTTTGGTATTGTTTTAAATCCCAATGCCAACAATCGTCACCATCTTTTGTAGAAATATAAAATTCATAATGCAATTTTTCTTACTCCTATAATTATAATAAAAAACCCATTATAACATAAAAGTAAGAAAGTGTAAAATTGCGTAAACTATAATTCTTCGTAATGTTTGATTAAAGCATCCATATACCATTTAGCTTTTTGTAAATCTTGGATGTTTGCATCTTTGTCTTTATGTCTGTAGAGATACTTCCAGATGTTGCCCTCTAAGTAAGCTGGAAAGTTACTAGCACCAACTCTATCTTTTATTAAATCAATACATTCTATTTTGCCTTGATAGTGCATTGGTCTTTGCACAGGATCATGCTTTTGTTTTTTTATTGTTGTCACTCTATCCCATTCCTCTTTTGATACTTTATCTATACTCATCTCTACCTCCATAAAAATTAATAAATATTATTGATAAATTTTCTGTAAATTTTTTCTGGACTTTTTTTCTGAATTTTATTTCTAAATTTTATTTAAAGATTTTTTGTTCAGTTACTTGCTTTATTAAATTTACTTCGAGTAGAATAACACAATAACGAAGTAATAGGTAATAACATGGAAGAAAAAATATTTTACAATCAAGAAGAACTTGCTGAAAGATGGGGAATGTCTCCTCGCACTTTAGAAAACTGGAGAGCAAAAGGAGATGGCCCAACCTACATAAAAATTGGTGGACAAGTTCGTTACAAATACGAAGCAATCAAGAAGTACGAAGAAAGCCAACAAGTAGGAGAATAGTTTGGTCAACGCTAGATCAAAAGGCAGACGTGGGGAACGAGAAGTGATTAATGAAGTTAATGACTTACTTGGTATTCAGTTAGAAGTTAATTATGCACAAACCTTTGGTGGTGGACATGATCTACTTAACTGTCCCGGCTACGCTATAGAAGTCAAGCGAAGAAAAGCAATAACACAAGCGGACATAAAAAACTGGTGGGATCAAACAGTAAGACAAGCATTAAAAGTAAATCTATTACCATGTCTTTGGTTTAGACAGGATAGAGCAGATTGGAAAGTAGCTATCCCTTGCCCTTACTCCTACGAAAAAAATTTATTTCCCGTTGAAGATTTTAATATCGCATCAATCGTATCGCCAGAACTATGGTCAGCGATTGTAAGAGAGGAGCATAACATTGGCACACGCAATACTATCACCGAGTAGCATTAGCAGAATAATTAGATGTCCAGCATCAGCCAGACCAAATGCTGAAGCTGAACGAACAGGAAGTTTAGCAGCAAGTAGAGGTACAGCAATTCACGAAATGGTAGAGGCATTATTAAAGAAAAGATTAGAGGGCATAACTTTATCTGATTACTATTTAGGTCAAACACAAACAGTTGATGGTTTTAGTTTTGAAATAGAAAAAGATGATATTGCTATGGCTGAAATCTATGTGGATTACATTAATAAAAGAACTGAAGAACTAAACGGGAAGTTATTAATAGAAGAAAAAGTTTACGCTAACGAAATACATGATGAACTTTGGGGTACAGCAGATGCAATCATTTTAGGCGAAGGCAATAGAATGGTAGTAGCAGATTTAAAGTCTGGTGCATGGCCAGTAGATGTAAGATTTAATGAGCAGTTAATGACGTATGCACTTGCAGCTCTAAGCAGATATGGAAACGAAGATACAGTTTTAGAATTAACAATAATTCAACCTAACAAAAGAGCCTTTCATAAAGACGGGCAAATAAGAACTTGGGATATTCAAGCTATCGATCTTGTTGATTGGGGTTTCAATATTCTAAAACCAGCTTGTGATGAAGCACTTGGAGAAGAGCCAAGTTTCAATGCTGGTACTTGGTGTAAGTTTTGTGCTTACAAATCTGAATGTCAAACATTTAATCAAAAGGAGGAAACAAATGAGTGACGAAGTAAAAAAACTAACGCTTCAAGTTGAAGCATTACGAGATAAGCTAGATGTCTTGATAAGTAAAATTAATCCTGAACCGCAAAGACAGGTGATCGTTCTTGATGAAAAAGAATATGTTGTCGATGAAATGTCTGATGAAAGCAAGGAGACTTTAGAAAAACTTAGTTTAACAAACGAAGATATTTTTGCTTTAGAGAAAACTATTAGAAAGGCAACTTTCCAATTAGGTAAAGAAAGAGAGTGGGCTAAACAATTTAGCAATGAACTACATAAAAGCGTAGAGCCAGTTGTAGAAACTGTAACTAAAGAGGTTAAATAATGTCTTTAGAGTGGATACAACAAAAGAGTAAATTAAAACCAGCTATTACGATTATCTATGGGCCAAGCGGTCTGGGTAAAACTACTTTAGCAGTAGGCAGTAAAAATCCAGTTGTTTTACAAACAGAAGATGGTCTTGGTATTTTGACTAATAACAGAAAGATACCTCATAGTGGTTTAATTAAAACGTATGATGACTTTATGGACAAACTTAGGGATGTTTATAAATTAGATAAAGGAACTTTTGATACATTAGTTATAGATTCTTTAGATCACTTAGAACCATTAATCCATGCAAAGACTTGTGAGGTGCATAAGCAACCTAGTTTAGAGTCTTTTGGTTATGGTCGTGGTTATAAAGAAGCTATGAAATATTTTAGAGAGTTCCTTGATGCAGTTCAACGATTGCGAAATGACAAAGGTATGAGAGTTATTATGATTGCTCATAATCAAATTAAAACATTTCACGATCCATTAACTGAGCCATACGATAGGCATGAGATGAAGTTACATAAAGACGCTTCAGCTTTAGTTTTAGAGACTTGCGATATGTGTTTATTCTTAAATTACAAGAAGGGTACAGTCAAAGTGCAAGGTGCAAAAGGTATGACAAGCAAACCTGTTCAGACAAATAGAATTTTAGTTACTACAGAAAATCCAAGCTGTGTTGCTAAAAATAGATATGGACTTCCAGAAACTATTGAAATGGTTGAAGAGGGAGATGATTTTATTGAACGAGCAGAGAAAACTTGGACAAACATTGGTAAGTTAATTTCGGCAAAATGAGTACACAGCACGAAAAAGCAATTTACTTACTAACGAAAGCTAAAATCTTGGTTCAGGAGGTCAAGGACATAAACGGAGATGATGATTTTATTCTCCCGTTGGGTGCTAACAAAGTCTT